ATTTGTGTGGGAATTCAAGTCTTATTCGTTTATCAACTTCTGCATAATATTCATCAGATTGACCATCATAACCTTCTTGTTCTACAAGTTGCTTGTGTATGTCAAAAGCAGTGTAAGTCATTGCATTATCAGTACCAAACCACGGGTTTTTCTGTGCCCAAGCGTCTGCTTTAGGATCAGGTTGTCTCAGTGGTTGTGGTGGTGAAGCCTTTTCTTGTGATACCGCTGGTTCTGGAGATATAGACGGAGTCTTGTCGATATCTTTAATTCTAGCCAATCTACTAGCGTCCATTGATAATTGTGCTAACTCAGTTTGCGCTGCAACTTGAGCGTTTACATCACCAGATGCAATAGCTTGAGCTAATTTTGTTTTTATAGCTTCTGTACCAGATGTAACTCTCTTCTCAAATTCTTTTGTGTAGTCACCATCTAACGCTTCATACTTTCTGCGATATTTATCTGCAGAGGTTTTTTGATTTTTTGCATATTCAATAGCTTCTTCTTTTTGCCTCTCAGCTTCACGCATTTTATGCGTAAGTTTTGCTATTCTCTTTTTTACACTTTCAGAATACTCAGACATCTCTTCTTTTTGTTCTGTCTTTAGTTCTTCTGTTTCTGCGTGTGTTGTACCAGGAGCCTCAGCAATTTCTATTTCTGGTTTCTCCTCTGGTTGGTCTTCTTGTGGTGCAGCTTCAAGATCTATTTCTGTCTCTTGTTCATCAGCTTCACCAACGTCGATTTTTAAATCGTCTTCTTGCATAGTAAATCCTCCTATGATTACATTGCGTGAATAAGATCTTTAGGATCCCCTATTGTCCCAAGTATCTCATCATCGTTTAACATTCTTATTTCTCCACCATCTATTTGCATGCGTGATCCTGCATATCTTGCAAAAATCACCCAATCTTTTTCTTTGCACCACGGTCCCGTTGGATATCGTTCTTTATCTGCATAACACAGAGGACCTTTTTTTAGAACATAACCAACTTGTACAGCTGCTCGTGCTCTATCTAGTGTTTCTTGTGCAATAATAATTCCACCCTTTGTTTCTTCTTTAACTTGAAAAGGCATAACAAGTATACGCCAACCCGTTGGGTCAGGTAATTTTTCTAAATTTGTTTGGCTAGGTTTATTTGTAGCTTCTTCGTCTTGTTTTTCGTATTTAGCTTCTAATGCGTGTGATGTTGTCATCGTTATTTGGCTCCTTTGGTTCTAGCAGGTTAGAGAGTTCCTGAGATATCATATCGATCCCGTGGATCTTACCTATTATATATTTGTATTCTTCCATACTGTCAACTCCCCCGTTTGCTAGAGTCTGTACTAGACTCTCCAGTTGAGTTTTCATTTCTCGTTGTATCTTGTAGATCACGTTTATTGGATCTGTAGCTTCGGACATATTTTTTCTCCTTATCTCCTAGTTGCTCCCAGAACACGTCAAGCGGGTTCTTGGGTTTATTGTCCCCCATTTTTTCCCCCGATGTATGATTAAGTCAAATTACTTTTTCTTAAAAATATCTGCGCCCTTGAGTCCGTATATCGAGGCGACCACGCCGATAAACAAGCTCTGGTACCAGAAAGGCAGATTTGAAAACTTGTCAAAGAATACATCTATCTTTTCTTGTATTGTTGGGTCATCACTAAACACACTCCATATTAACAATAAAATTGGGAGCGAAATTAAAATCAAAACGAATTCGTCTTTCCATCCCTTATCGTTTGATTGTCTTACAGTTTGTTGATACTCAACTTCGCCGTTTGCCATTTTTTGTGCATGCAACATAGCAGCATCTGACTCAAGCATTTTGCGCTTCTGTCTATTTGTCATTATGTGGGTGCCAGCGCCAATTGCTAGTTTGACTACGTCAAGTATCATGTGATTATAGAGTTATTCCTAAGATGATAATTACGATGATTACCGCACCGATAATTTTGGTTTTTTTGGATGTGTTGTCCCACTTTTCCATTAACCATTCTTTTGCTGATTGGATCATTTGCGTCTCCTCTTCTTGTTTACACCAGCCTCGCTTAACGCGATAGCTACGGCTTGCTTCCTATTCTTAACCTTTTTCTTAGATTTTCCAATGTTTAATTTACCTTTTTTGTACTCACGCATTACCTTGCTGATTTTCTTTTCTTTTTTCAATTCATTCCCTCTACATATAATTTAGCGTAATCATCACCATAACCTTGATTTATTAATCTATTATAAATACTAAGTTGCCTATCGTCTAATGTTCCAAAATATCGTTCTTGTTCTTCTTGAGCTCTTTGTTGTTCAAACTGCTGTTGTTGTTCCCTCTGTTGTTGTTCTATTAAAGGACTTCCAGAAGGTTGTTTATCAACCATGTCACCAATTTGACTCATATAATATTGGCCATAGCCTTGGTACGGGTTAGCTAAATTACTACTGACTATACCAAATTGATCAGAAGGCATTCCATATGTACTGCCTGAATATTGAAAACCTAATTGAGCCGCTACTGCTGGGTCTACATAGGCACCAGCATAACTAGGATTAACACCGATCATATTTGCTAAAGGACTATTGGTTAAATTATAACCTAGTGACCCTTGAATATTACCTAGCTCATCTGTTTTGAAAACTCCTGCATTTATTATGCCTTGAGCTTTTAGTGCATTAGGAGTGTAATAGGTATCCATGTCAGGAGTTACACCCGTCTCGAATGCTGCATTTAAAGTTTCTTGTAAAGTTAAACCAGTTACCGGATCAGTGTAGTTTCCTGATGATGCTGAGAATGCTGGTTTGCCCGTAAAAATACTTCCTATTTGTTGAGCTAAAACACCTTGCATACCTATATTTGTTAACCCCTTTGCAAGTTGTCCGTAACCAATTTGATTTCCAATATCAACAAGATCTTTTGTCGTCATACCGGCTAAAGTTGTTTTAGCAGCAGCTATACCAATATCAGAATATTTTGCATCTTCGGGGACACCTGCAATACTATCATATGCTCCGGTAAAAGTATCTATTATACCTTTAGCTTGATTTGCAAGAGAGCTTTGATTTAATCCAAAAGCTGCCATTGCTGAAATTGCTTCTGGCTTATACCTGTTCTGTAACCCACTTAGGGTTGTTCCCATCTGCCTAGCAAATGCTTCCATCTGTTGTTTTGTAACAGTTTCTGGATTAACGTTAGTTAATTTAGTTCTTATAGAATCATACAAACCTTTTTCTAACGGGTTGGTTAGATCAAAATTAGTAGCTAAAGCTTCTATTTGTTGATTTTGATATGCTTCAAAATCAGGCACTCCTGGTGTTCCTAATTCGCCAGGATCTCTATTACTTATCGGTCCTAAACCGTATCCAACATAATTACCATCGTCGTCTGTTAACGGCCCATAGTCGGTCATGACAACACCACCGTATTTGTCGGTTTGTGCTTCTGCGTTATTTATGTCTTGAAGTTGTTGAACCGTCTGAGTGTTCATTTTACGGTTATCACTGTCTCTGTCTCTACTGGTTCCCCCGTAACCCGAACCTAATCCACCACCGTATTCCGCGTCAGGCATTATTTATCCTCTATTACCGTTGCTTTCATCTGTTTTATGCCGTCTTTTGCTAGTGAAACTGACGCTCTAAGCTTAGCATGTTCGTCATCTTGCTGTAATTTGGCGTCAAATTCTTGGCCTCCTCTGATCAGTTTTAAGGTGTCCATAGTGGCTTTTTCTTCGCTTTCTTTCTCTTTTCTTTGCTGATCTTGAGCTCTTAATTGCACTTCATCGGCTTTTAATTTCAATAATGGGTCATTATCGAGCTGATTTAACACTTTTTTCTCTTCTTCTAGGTAATCAGTGGTCAATTGAGCCACTAATTGTGCTTTTCTAGCCTCAATTCGGTCAGTTTCTTGCTTAATTTGCTGTTGAACCTGCATAACTTGCGGATTTTGAGGGTTCATACCGCCCATTTGTTGCATATTTGCTGTTAATTGCTGAATTTGTGCAATTTCTTCTGCAAATTCTAGTTGAACTTGCTCTTGAGACATCAATGCAATGTGTTCCATGCAGTTTTTTGACAATAATGCAAGTGCTTGAGGGTTATTTCTAGCCATAAATGTGCCCATAAACGTCAAATGTGCATCCATGTGTGCCTGATGGTCTTGTCCTGGGAATGCTTTGAACGGTTTTCCTGACATTGCCATGATATTTTCCATCGCAGGGTCCATTGGAGCAGGTTTTTGCGGTGGCGGTAGTATAACATTTACGTTTTTTATGCCTAACGCTTCATACATACCTCTGTATGCTTCATACAAGTTGTGCATTTTTGGATTTGATAATGCTAATTGCAATGCACTTTGTGCAACTGTAATTCTTTGTGTTTGTGAGAAGATGTTTGGATCTGCTACAGGAATAATATCTATTCTTTCGTTAAAGTCTGCTTGTTTGATTTGTTTTTGTGCACCAATAATATCATACGGATAAACCGGTGGTAGGTATGTTGCAAACGCTTCAGACATTAATATAAATTCTTGTTTCATTGATGCATACAATCTTTTGTGTATAGCGGACATAACTCTTGAGCCTCTTTCCAATAATGCAACTGTAGTTCCAACAGCTGCACTTTGGTTCCCGTCTCCGACTTGCATATCAGCTATGCTCGCAAAACGTTGCCCAGATTGAACTACAAAATCCATAAGCTGTAGCAACGTTGCGTTAGGGCCTTTGAACGGTAAAGGCATGAATGCATCACTTAAGTTTCCACCAGGTGCATCAACATCTCTGAACTCACCCGGCTGCAACGGTTGAGCTTCATCACGTACTCTAATGCCTCGCATCTTGAATCCGGCCGGTAAATTTGACAAGGTGCCAGCGTCTAATAATTGTCTAAGTGCTGCAGTTGCAGTTCTAGACAATCCGCCGATCATGTGGATTAGGCCAAACCCATAGAAGCCAAGTCCTGGTAGGAACTTAAAGTGTACAAAATATTCTTTTCGTTTTTTAGTAGGATGATCTATGTCGAAGTTTCTTCTAACAGCTAAAACTTTGCCTGAACCTTCATCAATAGAAACAATGTAAGGAATTTTTACACCTGTTGGTTCTTGCATACTATCATCTAGTTCTTCAAACCCAGGTAAATCTAAATGCGTGTGAAATTCTAAAATATTATAAATTTCATCACTATGTGGATCAATACCACCTAGTTCATCTTTTTTTTCTGTTACTTCATCAACGTTTGCATCTTCTTCTACAGCAACGTCAGCATAAAATCCTGACAGCTGCTGTTTTAACAAATCGTTTCCTGACATTTTTATTTTGTGAATGATTGTCTCTGTGTCTTCTAAACTTGTTGCAGTATATGGAACATATAAATCTTCTGCAGGTACAAACTTAGAAACACAACGACCTAGTAATGAGTCGTAATAAACTTTTTTAAATGTAGAACCTGATAGTGGTAAGTTAAATAACATCTGATCAAATTCTGGCTCGTACTCTTTCATCTCAACCATAATTTGATAGTTCATAAAATCTCTTACACGATCAGCTTGTTGTTCTCTGTCAGGTGTAACAGCGCCAACAATTTGTGTTCTGACTGGGCCATCAGCAGGTAGTAATTCTTTGTAAGCTAACGCTTGAAACTGTGTAACTGCTTCTGCAAGTACAGGGTGTGTTGCACCACTTGCACCTCTAAAAGGTTCTGCTCTGTCTTCGTATTTAAAACCAAGAAGGTCCATACCTTTTGTGTATGTATTTTCCCAATCTTGTCTTGATGCTTTACAGTCTTCGTAAACTTGTATTAGGTCTGTAGATAATTGCTCAACATCGTCAGGATCCATTAAGTTAATTAAATTTTCGTTGTGTCCTTGTGGACCGGCCATTGCATTTAATGCTTGTGGATCAAAATCTATTTCTGCTCCACCATCTTCTGTTGGTGTCACTTCGATGTTTGGTTTCATGTTCATTTGTTGTTGCAACATTTCTGTTGCAGCTTGAGCGCCTGCTTGTGGTCCTTTTATTTGAAAAGAACGCCTAGGTCTTGGAACATTCAATGTTTTTTTATCAATTACCATAACTTACCTTCTCCTTAAATTTAGATGCTAGGCCCCCTTGTTTCATACCCACTCTACCACCTTTTGCAAAATCTTCATCAAGAATTGGATTTCTATATTTTTCTATAAAATCATCAATCTCTTTTTCTGCTTCTTTTATTGATCTCTTTCTACCACCTGTTGCAAAGTTTTCCCAATTACGAACATCGCCTTTTAAATCGTCGTAATTTCCAAAATTTTCATAATCGTACGGATCACCTTTTGCATATTCGCCTGCTTCAAAAGTTGGTTTATCTGTTACATAATGAGGTTCCATTTCTCCAGTCAATGGATTTTGTTTTCGTGTCACGGTTGTTTGTCCTGGTGCATATTCCATAGAAACTTGTTGGTAATCATTACCTCTACCACTTACTGTAATTTTACCTGTGGTCATGTCTTCATACATAATATAGTCCTCAAGTTTGTAAACTTTTTCTGTATCTCCTCCAGAAGTAAAATCTGCATACTCTGGTTCTCTTGTAACTCTTCCTTTAGTTTTAATTCTATTTACAAGTAATGGAAACCAATCAGGCATTCCTGAAACTTTTTGTATTGCTTGTTTTGTAGCTCCGATCGGAGCTTTTGATACTATTTTTCCAAAAGGCGTTGCCAAACTTGCAAGTCCTGCACCCATAAGTCCTAAGAAACCACGTCTAGAAAACTTTGGTCCACCACCTTCTGACAAACCAATACGTCCACCATCTTTTTTACCATACATCTCGTTCATCTTCATTCTATACATCAGGTCAGACATGTATTCTTCATTGTCAGCAGGTCTAGTATTTTGTCTCCGTCTTTTCTTTGGCGCAGGTATAAACTGTTTTGTTTCAGGGTCGTAAACTAGTTCACCTGTTTCTATCTTTGCCATGTATTCAGCTATTCTACTTTCATTGTCTCCTCTAGTTGTCATTACATCTTCTGGTGCAACAAAGTCACCATCTGCAAAACCAATACGACCGCCTTTTGCATTTAGTGTTCTTTTCTTTCCACCAGGCACGTATGTACCGTCATTAAAAGCATCTTCTATCTCTTTTGCTTTGTCAAAATTACCTTCTTCTATAGCTTCCATAATTTCATCTGTTGCTTTTTGTTTTAGGTCTTCATTTGCTTTGATTATTTTTGTTCTTTCTGTTGCACCTGATGCATCTTCAAAAGCTTTTGCATTTGCTTTTTTGATAGGGTCGTCTTCTAGCTCCGATAAAAGTTTACCTTCCTGCAATCCCTGCATTTGTGCCTTGTATTTTTTACTGTTCATAGGCACACCTAATTTAACTAGTCTAATATCTTTTTCTGATAGTTGACTGTAAGGAATAATATCTGATGGATCATCTGTAACTCTAAAACCATACTCATCCAACATATCGTAAGATTTTTGATAATCGTCATCTTGAAAAACCCGTTTCCCCGCTCCAAGTTTCATTGTGTCTTTATCTCTTAAAACAGGTGGTGCATATTCTGATGGCTCTCTTTCAGCTAGCCTTCTTAAAAAGTCATCTACAAATTCTTCAAAGTCTCCTTGGTTTACTTTCTTAACACCTAAGAATGCATTTATCTGTTCGTCGTTGTCAAACATTGTTCTCTTTGGATCACCTGCTTCATAACCTTCGTTCATGACGTCAACAATTGTTTCTCTAATATCTTCTTCTGATCTGTTTGTTGCAGCTTGTACATCTGATATAAATTTATCAGACTCTGGCGTTGAAACTTGTTTTGGTTCTGGTGAAATTCGTTTTGCTCTCATCGCCCTTTCTGCTTCTAGTTGTGCTTCAGTTATGCCTCGTTGTTTCATAACAAACTCGTCGTATGACATCACGTCTGCATCTACACTTTCCATGTATTGTTCTCTTAAGGACTCTTCAGAAAAACTACCTTTGCCTTCTCTCTTTTGCATTTCTGTAAAAGACTCTGGGTTGTAGCTGTATTCTTTTGTTACAACGTTTCCGTCTTCGTCTATTATCTCGCCTTGTTTTTTAAATTGTCCTGGTGGTGTAGTTTCGTCGTATTTTGTAAAAACATCTTCAACAGTGTTTGTGGGTTTAGCAGTTCCTGCTGTAGGTATGTCAGCTTTTTTACCAACACCAAACAGGTCCTTTAGATAATCTAAGCCTTTTTTAATTTTGTTTACGGCCATTAATAATACGTCCTTCGCTGTTGTGGTAACTCTTCATCCTCGTAGTCTTCTGGATGTTCTATAAAGCCACCTTGCCTAAATCTCATTACTGCTTGAGTCATGCTATCAACTAGGTCGTCATGTTCCCCCAGTGGAAATGCAGCGCACTCCTCAATCATGTCTTCAGCAAACTTGCGGTCCGGATAATAAATCATCCCTGACTCAAAAAGCGGAGCAACAGAGTTCACTCTAGTATGTTTATCATTTCCCTTGCTTGGTGTAAAGTTAATAACCGGTATGCCCAGTTTACGCATTTCATAGGTCAACGGCAAACCTGATGCTTTTGCCTCTACAATCACAGTTTCTGGTTTCCAGTAATCATACTGCTCTTTTGCTATTCTACGCAGTTCTGGAAACTCGTATCTATCCTTTACAAGGTCTAATAGTATAAGCCTCGGTCCATCGTCCTCGCTAGGTCTAAATACGCCCCATGTTGTAATGGCGCTGTAGTCAGCGGTTTCTTTCTTCATAAACGCGGTGTCATAAGATTGGATCACGTGCATGAGTGGCGGCAACTCGTCTTTCTCCCACGGCACCCACCATTCTCTTTTGATGATTGATCCCTCAGCTGCTGTTGGGTTTTGCTGGTACTGTGCATTCCATTTTTGTATATTCACGGATGCTTTCACCGCTTCTAATTCTTCTAGTTTCCAGTATCCTGGCCATACTGGTTTGCCTGATGGTAATATGGCAGGGAACTCGATCACTTCCCACTGGTCTGACTTTGGCTCTTTTTGTGCTTTCATTAGCTTACCTGTCAGGTCAGCAACTGACCATCGAGTCATCACAACAATTATCCTACCTCCTGGTTGCAAACGTTGTCTAGGTCCTGATGTATACCACTCGTAAACTCTATCATACGAAGCCACGTTCAGCGCATCTTGCTCAGAGTGTGGATCGTCAATGATAAGTAGATCCGCACCACGACCTGTAATTGATCCACCGACACCGGCTGCATAGTATTCGCCGCCTTGTGCTGTTTCCCATTTACCTGCGGCCTGTGAGTCCTCACGTAATCTTGTGTTAAATATTTTTTGATAATCTTCCGTGTCGATGAGTGACTTGGCCTTACGACCAAACCTCACGGCTAACTCAGCGTTGTTCGTGGCCTGGATTATTTTTAGATCAGGTTGTTTACCGATCATCCATGCAGGTAAAAAGTTTGATGCAAACTCCGACTTTGTATGTCTTGGTGCCATGTTAATAATTAATCTTTTTATTTCACCACTTGCAACCTTGTTAAATTTTTCTGCCATGATCTTGTGGTGTTCGCCCTCAATAAATTCAGGCCACATGTATTTTACAAATTCTAAAAAATCATTTCTGATTGCTTGATCTTTTTTCTTTTCATCAAGAAGCAACGCTGCTTTTAAATATTCCTTTTTTGTGTCAGGAGGTAAATTGTTTATCTGTTCTGGGGTTAGCATTTGAAAAAATTTTTTATAATTTTTTGCACCTTTGTGTTTTTAGTGAAAACGAATTTAGCACGTGTAAATCTATAAAGAGAGGCTATATGTAGTAACTATTGGGACCCCTTATACAATATCTGGGGTACACCCCCCTAGTTTTGTTAGTATGTGTATATTTTGTAGGGACCCCTCTTGACAAATACCTACGAATATAGGACTATGGGATATTAACAGAAAGGATATATATGTTATTTATAATACCTGTAATACTTCTGAATGTATGTGGTCTGCTAATGGCAGTTGCTGGGCAACCACTCTTCGGACTTGCATTGTGTGGTCTGTCATTTCTGTACATTGCAAAACAATTCATTGACTAACCTACGCCCTCTTCGGAGGGCCACCCCCCACTAATCAAAGCCGCAAGCCCCAAGCCGCAAGCTCCAAGCGTTGTTGGGGGTTTTACAGATATAACTACCATACCCCCAACAATCCTAATTCACTAGAGAGAAACCACTAGCACTTGCATTAACAACTGCAATAGTCGGCTCTTTATCGTCTAGTTTTATGTTGTTCATAGCTTGTGAAAGTCGTGTCTTGGTCTGTTCACTTACTATGGACAATTCCTTGCCTATGTCAGAGTTCTCAAAGTTTACGCACTCTCTAACATTAGTCCAATACTGTTCTATATCGCCAATAAACTTAGCTTGGTCAATGATAGAGTTCATATCAGTTATAAGAGTATTCTTTTCTTTCCATAACTCTCTATGTGCATTGGTTAGCATTGACTTTGCTTTCTCAAATTGTTTAAGCATTAGCCAATCTGTTTCGTTTGACATCATCATACAACGACTATGACAACTACCACTTACAACAACTTTTCTAAATTTACCAAAGTCGCTATCAGTCATACTTGTACAATGTTCAGTCCAACCATAGTTCCTATCTTCAGTAAACAAAGCATAGTCCTCGTAAGTTCCATTCGCCCTTGCTACATCAGCGAAGTCAGCACTTAAATCACTTCGCAACTTATGGAAGTGTGGGTTTTCTTGTTTGCCTGTTTGGTCATACTCAACCTTGATAGTCGCTTGGTGTCCTTTGGCTTGGAGTTCTTTGTGATACAAAGCCAAGTATTCGTCTGTGTCCATAGTAAACTTAAATTGTTGTTCACTTATGTCAGCGAATTGTGGTTTGAAGTAGAAGCAACTGTC